TCCCGATAATGCTGTTAGTGTTAAAGCATTAGCTATGTTATTATATGAGTCTTTTGGATTTTTAATTATACCAAGTCTTCTAAAAGAAAATTTGCCTGGGAAATCTCCAAAGCCTTCATTGTATTCTGTTTTAACATTAATCATTAAAAAGTGAGATCCTAACTCAATAACAGGATCATAACCATGCCCATCAATAGGACTCACTATTGCCTTAATATTTGCATATTTACCTGAACCTGTACTATCATTAATGATTGCAGTTGCATATCGATAGTTTGTTCCTATGTTTGTATATGAAAAATCATATAGAACACCCAAGCTTAATTTAGGGGTAATCTCGGCATTTTCTCCATCGCCAGATATTGATATAGTGGATGTTGTAGAATAATCTAAACCACCATTAATAATTTTAATTTGTTCTATTGCCCCGCCTTTAGCATTAACAGAAACATCATCATCTTTTAAAACTGGCATCCAATTATTTGTTAGAAACTTTAACCTGTTGCCTGTAGAAATATTATATAGATATTTCCATCTATAGTTATCTGATAGTGTTACAATATCTCGACTTCTACCCGTTGGCTCAATTTTAGATTTAGAGTCATTATTGTTACTTATACACTTATATACATTAAATTCGCTATTCAATATATAGAAAGATTTATCAAATAAATTTTCATCAGCATTATCAAACTCGGCATATACAGTATCATAATTCCAGTCTATTCTTCTAACAACGTTGATTATACTATCGGGTAGTATACGCTTTAAGCTAACCATTTCGTCCCAAATTTCCGTAATCGTTTCCTGATTATCTTTTGGTATAGGTACGTCAGAGTCGCCGCCCTGCCACGTATTAGGTTTAGCTAAAAACATATACAAAGAATTGCCGCTAGATATCGAAAGATTATCTATGAAATTCTTAGAATTGTTTATCTTTAATTGTTTGGTTACTATATTAGACATCTATTTATTTATTGCGGATTGGTTTGCAGAGATACAATATCTACGGTTAATGGTGATGTATAAACACTAAATATTTCGGTGTTACTGGCCTTCAATGAGCCTTTGATACTATCTACATTTAACGAAGAATACGTAAAAATTTCCGAATCATTATTAATACTCACACCTGCATAATTTAAATTTTCGGGGTCTGTTTCATTATTTATTTCACTAAAAACAGCAAATCCTGCAGGGTGTAATACATCTTTTACAGATGTCATCCAGTCATCTATTGATCTAGAAGATCTGATAACATAAGAAAATGGTTGATAATATACCCCCGACTCTTCAGTTGCAAAAGGGGTTTTTCCTTGAATTACCATATAGTTAGATAATTCTCCAGATGCATCTTCCCACCCTCCCAATTTAGTAAACATACCGCCAATGTTAGCAGTTAAAACCGCGGGCTCCAAAAATGTAACTACAGAATTACCCGAAAATGTTTCTGTACTTTTTAGATAAGTATTACCGGAATCTCGTATACCAACAATACCCGAACCTGTAGATAGCCCATCGTCGGTAAATACACCTAAATAAAAATACTCAGTTGGTTCAAAAATAAAATCATCTACAGTAGTAAATGTAACTGAGGAAATATTACTTAATGCATTTGCAGTTGGCTCATATAACGGCGGAAATATTCCATTAAAGGATGTAAGACCGACAAAATCATTTTCATTTAAATTTGTTGCTGGAAACAGCTCGCTAGGACTATCCCAACTTGTCCAAGGTATTATTCTATAAAATACATTAGTACCAGCAGGAATATTATCCCCATTAACAGTAAATGTAACATTTGCACCTTCAACTATCATAGATTGATCTGCACTAACCCTTAATTTTTTGGATGCAGTTGTAGAGCTATCATATACTAATGCGGTACCGTTAATTTCCAAAGAATATGGAAAATCGGGATTGAGTAACATTACTATATTTTCATCACCTTCTAATGCATTATCTTCAAGTAATTGTAATACAACACTTGCCGTAGTATCATATGTAGAATTTGCCTGAAAAATTAAATTTCCCGATACTGGAAAATTATATAAGTCCGCATTTTGTATACCAACTAATGTATAAGGGACACTTGTGCCTACGGGAACATATTTTCCTGTTACATTAAATGTAACAATTTCACCTTCATATAATGATTCCCTATCAGGTCGAATATAAAATTCGGCAATATTGGCAGGAGTCGTTGAAGTATCTGTAATAGTTATTCCTATAGATTCACTTCTTCCTGGTCCGGTCAATCGTAATAGTAAAGTTTCGCCACCCTCTGTTCGTAAATCATTCACTAAGTTTAATATTATTTCAGCTTCATCGTTTTGTATAAGAAAATTTCCAGACAATCCAGATATTTTAGAAAATCCCGAAGTTGCAGTAAAATCTAAAGAATTAATACCTATGCCCGATATAGTAAAAGGTACAAGAGTATTCTGTGGCAAACCCGGTACATTTAAAGAAAATTTTACAGAATCTCCTTCTGGCAATACTGGTCTACTAACTGATAAATTATATGCCATTTTTAAAATCCTGGATATTTAAATCTTATTGATCTGATATTTGGTACAGATACAACTTTTACGTTATGTGAAGTATTATCTACCGGACTTAATATATTTCCTGTATACTTAATATTCAATAATGTCCCTTTTGTTATATTATGCTCTGCGGGGAATGTAATAGTAACGACACCGCCTTTAATTGAATATTTTCCATTAATACTTTCCGTAGGGGCTCCTGCATCTATTATACTATTGTTACTATAGTTAATTCCAGAATTCTCAGTTTCAATTCCTATTATTGCACCAAACCTATTAACTTCTGATATTTTAGCTTTTGCCGATATACCATTTCCTTCAATATCTATAATACTTTTAATGGGGCTACCTTTTTTATATCCCCTCTTGCCATCCACAATATCTATTTTAGAAATAACCGAATATAAACTTGCAGATAAATTAGATTTATCTATTGCATTATCTAATAGTACAGATTTTATTGCGTTGATTTTTTCGCCTCCAGCGAAAATCCCTTTGGTACTTTTTGTGTCTAAAATTAATTCATATACATCAAAACTACCTATATTGATTTTTTGTACATCATCTACAATTGCTGTTGCTTTAGAAATTTCACCTGCAATTTCTGTATTTTTAAAATCAAATATATTTTGTCTAGCATCAGATTGTTTAACTCGCAAAGCAGTTGGGATATTCCATTTTCCAGATGATGTTTTTAATACTATATCATATGGATAGAAAAATTCAATGGTTTCTTTATATAGAATATTGAAAAGAATTCGATATGCGGTCTCTGTTCCTTTTCTATTATAGATTTCTCTTATTCGTTTTATTAAAGCTCTATTATCTGCAATATTAGACGAAGAAACATCTTGTGCATAATTAGCTAAAAACTTAGTAATCATTTCTTCGGATGTCTCATCAATGTCCGCATATTTAGTAATATCCTGAAGCAATTCTTGTGCTTGATTATTTTGCTCTAAAAACTCATAATATGCTTTTAAGAAAGTTACAAACATTCCATAATCTGTTTGCACAAAATCTGGTAATTGGTTTTCAATTAATAATGATAATCTGTTTTGTATCTTTGAGAAAGGATTTTCAGCGCCAGCTCCAGAATGAAGGGTATATATTAATGGGTCTTTTTCTTCACCGTAACTAAAATAACTATCCGCAGAATAAAATTCACCGTCTCTATCAAAAAATTCAGTTACTTGATATATGCCTTGCCCACCTCGATTTATATCTTCTTGTATTGCTTCTTTTCTTGTTAAGAATACCGGATAGAACCAGCCAGTAAAGCTATTCCTAAATTTATTAGTTTTCGAGATGCCATTTATTTTTAATGGACCCGATAATTCTACAGTATCAAAAATTGTTGTCATATTATTCTACTGTTACTGTTACCGTTAATCCGGATGTTCTTTTAGATGCAGTATCTGTTTTGCCGTCATCTATAACTAATATTAAATCTCTTGTAGATGAAATATCCAATTCTGTAATTCTAGAATATATTCTAATATCTGTTGCATTTTCAAGATAACCTGTTGGATTTAATCTATCAAAAGATATTTCCCCCGCAGTGTAATTAACTGTTCCTATAGAAGATACTAAAACGGTATTAGTATAAAAATCTAATAGATCTAAAGTTCCCGTTGTCGATGATGTAATATTATCTTGTAAATATGCAGTGTATACTACTCCATTTACTGTATAATAAAATGCAGTAGAAGTTATACTACCCGAAACTAACTTATTGGCAAATTTTATAATTGAAGAACCAGTATATCCATTTTGTGCGCCTATAACAGGGACAATTCTTTTTTGTACCTTTATTGTAGATACATTTCCAATAATGGATAAATCTATAGCATCAATCTTTTTAGACATTTTAGAATATATAAAATTCTTATTGAATTTTTGTAATTCGGTTTTGAAATAATTTTCAATTTCTGAACGTACTAAAATTTCAATTTGAGATGCTGTGTATCTAGAATTTTTAGATGAGAATTTAATTTTTGTATCTAGATTAATATAAAGATAATTAGGGTCAATAAATTCTGGTACTACAGACATTACCTTTTTGTCTGCTAGTATTTTAGTTTTAATATTATTTTTAATAGCATCGCTTACAGTATATCCTTCATATGGCTTTAAGGATATTATAACTTTACCGTACATTGGAGGAACATTATCTTCTCCGCCCCAAACCGAAATAGATTCAACCAAAGGATAATTTGCTTCAATTATTGCTTTATAATCGGATGCAGTAACTGCTCTATTATATGATGATAAGAAACGCGGAGCTTTAAATTTAATTTCATCTATAGTATCTCCTACATCACCTCCGGACGAGTTTGTAGTTGCAACTATACTGCTATTTAAAACAACACCACCAACTGTGGATCCTAATGAAAACACCTGCGTTATATTACCCGATACATTGCAAGAATCTCCGTTACTAACTAAATATTCGATTGTTACTATGTTTCCAGGTTTTAATTTTTCTCCAAGAACATTGTCTCCAAAAAATATCTCATAAAATCCTGATGGATTTTCTTCAATAAAGAATACTTTTTCAGTAGAAGTAACTCCTGATAAATTTTCAGCTAAAGTAAATGTTGTTGTAGTTAAATCTGTATATGAATTTTGAACACTTACTCTTAAAGTACTCGTATCCACATTTTTATTAGGTATTGTATATTTTTCACTTGGGCCAGATACATCTACTCTATAAGAATATACTAAAGGAACTCCCTCAACAATTTCAACATCAGTAAAAGAATATACCCCATCTAATGGTGATATAGTAACAGCATCAAGATTCACAAAAGTATATTGTTGACCATTAATTGTAGTTGTAAAAGGTGAAAACTTAGGTAATGTTAATGTGGAAGGATTGCCTGTGGGGTCTGGTACTGTAAATGCTACTTTTGCTCTAGCACTTCTATATGATAGAGGAGTATATCCTAAGTGCTTGGCAATAGATACCGCAGATTCTCTTTTAACTGCAGAATCTAAAAACATCTCATTCGCAACCATATTTCCTAAATACGCATTATAATGAGTATTATAAGATAAAAGATCTATTAATATAGAAAGGCTAGATGCGTCAAAATCATAATCTTTAAAAATAAGATTATTATCTTTATCTCTGTAATTGGTTAGAAATTGTTTTAGATTCGTTTTAATTGAATCAAAGTCTAGTTCTGCTATTCTGTAATTAGACATTATCTTACTCTACTTATTAAAGTTTGAATTGTTATAGGTGCTTCTGTATTTCTTAATGTAAAAGTAATATTAACATCTAGATCATTTACATCTGCTGTTTCTGTAATCTTAACAGAAATTAATCTTACCCTTGGCTCGAATTTCTCAATAGATTCTTTTATTGTTCTTTCCATTGCAATTTTCACTGCAGATGAAAATGGTTCGAATAATAAAGAATGTATTTGTGTGCCTATTTCAGGATGAAAGTGTCTCTCAAAATTTCTAGTTCTTAATAAATGCTTTAATGCAGTTTTGACTGCATCTTCATCTGTTTTTAAGTATAAATCTTTAGTAAACGGATTAGCCTTAAAAGAAAGGTCTAAATCTGAAAATTGTTTTATATCTCTTGAGGTTGCCATATGATTATTTATTATGCTAAATTAACCAATTTAGTATATTTAGACTGATGGTTAACGAATGTTTGTACGTTAGGATATGAAGATTTAACCAAAGATCCATCATATGTTAAAAATGATACATGAATCCAAGCAGATTTTAATTTACTACTTCCGGGTTGAAAGTAATATTCTAATATTATCTGTCGGTGTGGAACATTTGCTACGATCCATTCTGCGATTGCTTTATATTCTCGTTTATCTGTATTAGTAAATTTAATATCTGCAGCTGCACCCAATCCATGATCGCTTTTCTCGGATATACTTCCGAATACTTGAGAAGTACTAGATCTAAAAGCGCTAGTTATTTTCATATCTGGATATTTGGCTTTAATAGGATCTAAACAATTAACTACTAATTGTTTTAAATTATAAACAATTTGCTGTTCTGTCAATCCTCGTTGCGCTGTTAAACCGCCATCTTGTAACATATCCCCAAGTGTAAATATTCTATTTTCTTTTTTGGATAATATAAATGATCTTGGAAAATATTTAAATTGTCTTATTTCGTTAAGATCCGAATTTACAATTAATTCGGGATTGCCCGTACTACTAGAATTTTGAGAAGTTGAATCTGTAGTGGAAATTTTAGTCCTCATTTTGCTATTAATTAATCCAGATTTTTCTAATAGCTGTTGATACGTGCTAGAATTATCTTCATTAGAATCAAATAAGTAATTAGACTTAGCTAATATTTCTCTTGGTAGTACTGGTACTTCAGTATTATCTGGAGTTTTACTAGCCGGCCTTGGCAATACTGCGTATGCAATTTCTCTTACTCTATTGGCACCCATTTTAGTTTTAACTATTGCTGCATCTAATAATAATGCCAATCCACCTTTTATACTAAATGTGCCTGTTGTTCCTGACTCCATAGAAATATCACCAGATGCTTTTTGTGTCATAGAACCACCTTTGGCATACAGATTAATATCTTTGCCCTGTATATTAAAGTCTCCATTTGTGACCATCGTAATACTTTTATCGGCGGATACAATAAAATTTTCAGCAACAACAGATGCAGTCCCTGCTGTAGCAACGGATGTCTTGCCGTGTCCAACTACAGACAAATCACCATCTACCTCTATCTTTGCATCGTCCTTGACAAAGATATTGGTTTGTCCTTCAACGGTTAAATTGTGAGCACCTTTAATATATGTAAAATTGTTTCTATCTAATATCTCATAATTATCGCCAACGGTTTTTCTAACCATTGTACCATTAACATCTACCTCTATATAGGTTCCGCTTTTATGAAATACTTGTATTCTTTCTGCGCCCGGAGTACTATCTAATTCTATTACGTGTCCCGCTTCTGTTTCTATAACCTGATTATACGGATATACTGCACCATACGCAGATGAAGGTTCATCCCATGTCTTGGGAGTTCCTGTAATTGGGATTTTATCTATTCTTTTATTTTCTTTTATTAAAAGAGACAGGTGAGATGTATCACCTACTGCTAATTTATTAATATCACTAACATTTGCATATTCTATTTTAGGATATTTTTTATTTGGATCTTGAAACCCTTGCAATTTTCTCAGTTCATCATTATTTAATACATTTGAATTATCATTGACCGATGGCAAATAATTACCCGCACTATCTAAAGATTTTACAAAATCAGTTTCTATTCCACCCAAAGCACTATTTCCTAGTACAAAATAATCTTTAGCTCTTACTCCTGTTTCAGTTTTCTTATTTAATTTGTCTGCATTATTAGCACCCATGACATGAGCAACAGTTAATAATCCCGCAACGTTTCTATAATTATCCGTTTCTGTTATTTTTTCTAGTCGTATTAAAGTATTATAATGTTCTTTAATAGAAGCAAACATAGCTATTTCTTGTTCGTTCTCATTTGCTAAAAACATTGCCTTTGTTTTTATGCCGTTTTGCCCGGTCCAATTTTCTGCAAAATTCGCCCATTCTGTGGGGATAGAATCTTCTCGTTGTCTATTAATATATCCCAATTCCATTAATCTAGAAACACTAATTTGATATTTGCCTAAATTACCTGTAGTACTTTCTGTATTAATATTGTTATTAGATAATGATAATGATATGGCTTTGAATAATGTGGTTATATCTTTAACACTTAAAGGCGGTAGTGCAGTTATTCCGCTCGTTGTATTTGTCGGGACAACAATCGGATTATTATTTTCGTCTCGAATTACCTTTCCATCCGATGCTTTAAAAAAACCAACTTCTATTTCTTGTTGAGCTAGTTTCTTAACGGCATCTGCAGAAGTAATAGGTTTGCCTGCAATAGTTCCTAATATTAAAGGTCTCTGTGCCTCTTCACCATCTAAGAACCATCCCATAACCCATGTACCAGGAACGATGCCGACAGGGGTATGTCCTAAACCAGAAGTTGCTGCCGATGTAATAGATTGTAAAGGAATAGCCCACGGTAAATCTGATGTAGGTAATAAATTTGTATCTGCAGTATGATACCCAAATATTCGTACTCTACATCTACCTAATTTTTCAGGATCGTCTCTATCCTCTACGACACCTGTCCACCACGTGAAAGAATTATCTATTATCATGAGGATATCCCATCATATGCTTTTTTCGAGAATGAATCTTTTGTAATTGTTAATGTTGTAAAATGTGATTTAGGATTTATCTTATGAGCAACGTCTGTTATTAGATAATATCCAGAATATAAGGGATCTGATTCGTAACTGGTTCTATCCTCATTTCCAAGTGGGCCTGGAGTTTTCTTTGGAATTTTAATTTTTATAACTGTCCCCGCTTCTATGTCTGTTCTTCCGGGTATTACAATTTGCATTTTAAAATTTCCTAATTCCACTAAGCTGGCTCGTCTCTTTCCAAAAATATACTTTGTTACTTCGTCAAAATTATTTTCTATTTTTGAATGCAACTTTGGCGTACTATAATTAACTCGTATATGCGACCTTGGATTTCTTGTAATATTTTTATAAGCCAATGGTATAGAAGTTCCTTCACTTAAATGGGGATAATCTTCAAATCTATCTATATGGTCATAATCATTTTCGTTATATTGTTTATTATATAAATCAATATCCAACAATCTATTAGATAGATATCCTGTCATAGTATTTTCCAATTGATCAAAAGATTTCTCAATAATCATAGATTTTATAGCAAACATTGCTAATGGTCTTTCATCTATAGATAATGTATTGATATATGATTCAGAGTAAACATACTCACCTAAAGACACTTCTTCCAAATTATTGAATAATGTATTCGTGCTACCAAAATAAAATCCTTTTGTTGTTTCCCAGAATAAGAAATTTGCAGAAGTTTTATTTTGTGGGACAGACTTACTAGCAATCCAATTAATACATTGTATAGGAGTCCATCCTGGGCTTACAAACTTTATTTTATTTGTAGGATTGTCTAATATAGTCAAAGGATTTTTAGTCTCATCTAAATTTTCACTTAAAGAAACATTTCTATCAGCTTGTAAATAATCTTCATATATTCTTGTAATTATTTGAGATGGGGTACCTTCAAAAGCTCGATATATAGGATTGTTTAAATCATTAAATGTTTCTGTTGTTGTAAAATTTAAATGGTATATTAATTTGCTGGCATCATCGCCATAAATTTTATCAGATATTGCATATATTCTGAATGTTTTATATATGCTAAATTTATCCTCCATGCCCGGTGTTTTAATATTCATGAATAACAATTCTTCACCCATTAATGGCATCATGGATATTAAATTAGTACTATCCGCCAAAGTTATTGTCCCAGATACAGAACCACTAAACAAACTTTCATAAATGTTTATTTCTACTAGGTAATCTAATAAATTAACATATGTTCCCTTCGGCGAAGACAACAAAACAATATTTTTTATTTCTACCTGGCCGGGATTTTGAAGAAATTGAGATTCTAGCATTATGTGCTTGCTATATTATTAAAACTTAATAAAACATCTTGAACTACAGAAGATTTTAAAATTTTGATACGTCTGTAAGTTTCATTTTTTGTCTGTTCTATCTCAAAATTACTTTGATA